CGAAAGGCGCATGATAACCCACGGTCGTTTCCAAATGTCTTAGTGGAATAATATTTTGCCATGTTACCTTCCGAGTTTATTGTATAGTATCTCAGCATTCAAATATTTGTTTAACATCCCACGTTGTTCTTCCAAGAGCGTTTCATACTTATTGTAATTTACAACCTTGTCATGTATAAAGTCAATGAGTTCCGTCTTGTAAATGATGAAATTTTCTAACGAACTTGTCCATACCGAAGGATACTTAAATACACTTAAATACATTTCAGAATAACTGCATCTGTCAGGAACAATGGGTATAGCACCTGCCAAGCATCCTTCCATCATACTAATACCGAGATTCTCATGAAGGGCGCAACTAAATACTGCTTTTGCTGACCCAAGTACATTATAATATTCATCTTTACTTAAATTTTCTTTTTGTGTTATACGAACATTTAATTGTTCAGCAATTTCAGGTTGTTTGTCTGCATTATACCTGTGGGGCCATACGACCGTATCTGTTTTAGGTACTGCTATATATTTTGATAAAGGAGTAATTATGCGTGAATGGGGTTGACCGCTTCGTACTGCTTTGTTCTTATTCGTTATGTGTAAGTTATCCAAGAACATTTTCTTGTGAAAGTCTGTGGCAAAGTAATTGTAATCACATGCGTAGTACCACCCACGTTCAGTATGCTTTGCCCACTCTCCTGTCATTTTCATCCCCAAAATATCTGAGGGGTCATAATTTCCTGCATGCCAAACACCATGAATCTCTACCGGAACTTCTAGTAAATCACTCATGTACCGAATAGCCGTGATGGCAAAGTTCCACGCATCAGTGACAAGAAACTTATCATTTGCTTTAATTGCACCAGTAGAAAATAAGTTCGCAATGTTTTCTACTTGTGATGCCTTATAGGCATTTGTAAATGCGAAATTTAAAAATGCGCCAGATGTTGTATCGTTCGTGGCGCTAACACCTTCAATTGTTTTACATATGATACCCCGCGCCGTGAGGTCTACAGGAATATTCTCATACCATTGTTTTGTATAGCGTTGGTCAATCGGTTCAATTGGAACTATCCAAATTGTTTTCATACACTCCCCCATAACACAGCTTCCGGATGTGATGGCTTACTATATTCTAATACAGCACCATTTTCACCATCTTCATATACGCGAGTTGTGATGTCTCTGTTAGGATACCGTGTCTGAAGTAAAAGAATTAATTCTTCTGCCAACATTTCACATGATTTAAAATCAAGATTCATTCGTGTCTCATAAAATTTCTCTAACTCACGCTTAAACAGGATGAACTCAACTTCACGGTCATTGTGAAACACTTCAAGTTTTACATGAAAGTGAAACATATGACGATGAGGATATCCTAGAAACTCAACCTCTTTTAATTTGGGGTCAGTTAATGCGGCGGGATATTTATGAACACCTTCTTTCTGAAATGAAACTTCGATGTGTCGTTGTAACATTATCAATCCCCCCGAATAATAGTATCGTTTTTATATTCATCCCACGTGGTCATAACATCATCAGTTAACAATGATTGTAATGGATGAGTCCATACTCCCTCATTTGAGGCTCGGAAATCGAAATCATCTATCTTAATATAAGCGTTCCCCCAACGTTTTACATTCGGAATAGCAACACAAATTTGAGGGATAAACTTCTCATGTGATATTAAATTCAGTAAGTAGCATTCCTGAATGAAACGAGACTTCACATCCAACGTAACCAGATAGGAATTTCGCAGAAAATACTCAAGCATGTCACGCCATTCAGTAAGATTTTTTCCATCAAAACTCCAACTTGCACCAAAGAAAATATGTGAACACTCATACGTTTTTGCATGTTGTTCAATAATTTTTACATCTTGGAGTCCAACGACAAACAATGTTTTTAATCCATGGGCGCGTGTATGTTCAATTTCCGTCCCAATGTAAAATGTAATGTTTTCATTTATACCATCTGAGTAATCACGCTTCATGCGAACTCCGGAAGAATAGATGGGGCGCCATCCCGAACTGGTGCGCTAGGGAGACATGCTCCTGGGCCATGTGTCCATCGTGTGAAATCATCAACTGTTTTTATACTGCGAAGAGCGTTTAACGCAGTTGCTTGGTTTTCTCCCATCCAATTATAAATCTCGTTGTAATCTTGAACGACACTATCCACGTGACGAATGAAGTTCATTACAGTAGAAACAAAGAATGAATTAAATGCTATGATAGGAGGATTGATTGACCCATATTTTGTTTCATATTTGCGAACACTTAAATTCATATCCTCACAAAACTGTTCATCATCAATTTTATAATCAGGAAGATTAAACTTAATATCTTCGTTAATTTTCACATAATCAATCCCAAAATGTCTGCCAGGATTAATCCATTCGCCATGTCTATCATAATATCTTCCCATCTGAACGCCACTTGTATGTGTCGTACTATCATAACTGATGGTAATATCCTTATATACACCACTACTTACAAATGATAGGTACGGGATAAGTCTGCGTAATGAGCCAACACCGAGTAGGTGTAAATGATTGACTTTTCCAAACAAGGGAAGTTGTGTGTAGTAGAAGGCGCGCTTACAATCTTGGAGAGTATCATGCCCAATGCCACCGCCAGATAAAGCAACTCCCCCAATAAATTCATGAAGCTCTTGGGGAATTTCTTCCAGTCCCAACTCAACCCACTTTACAAATGTATCGCAATCAGCTCCCTGTACGATAAACACTGGCTTGGCACCTGAGCCATGTTTAATAAACGTTTCAATTTGTTCTTTAATGTTTTTCCCTGATTGCCGGGCACAATGCTCAAATATAGTTCTATCAAAATATCTATTTTCAGTATCTAATACTCTAGACCGACCATCATTGCTTGTTACAGTAATAGGCATTTCATCAAATGATAATGCCATGTGTGAATATTTTGCTTGACTCTCATATACTTCTTGACGTAATTGCTGCAATGGCTGCTTTATTTTTTTACCCAATGTAACCATTTGCAATCCCCCGGAATCAGCATAGACCTGCTTGATGCCTTTTCCACTGAACGAATTCTTAAATGGTTCTCCCAGATGTTTTTCCGTGTACGCATTATACAGAAAGGAAAACTCATGGTTGTGTTTGCCTCGGAGATTACTAAGAATGCCATTCAATTTATCACAAATATCACCACTCCAAGTATCAGAATAGTTAACTCGCAAAAAAGATAGCCCAGATGCAACATATTCAAATTTAACCACATCAACTCCTGAGTATTTTTATAAGATGATTCGCCTGATGAATGGCATCATCTAATGCATTATGATGGGAACCTTCTCGCTCATCTTCAGTGATATGAACCATATCCTTTATTGTTCGATAGCATCTATCATCCCATGGAGTCCAAGGACGTTTCATTCCGACTGCTTTGTATGCGTTCTCGATAATAACATTATCAAACCCAGCACCATTGCCCCATGTGAGCAATGACTTTCCTTTGTACCATTGGGAAAATTTCACAAGAGCTTCAATCAAGGGGACATTATTTTCGCGCAATGCGGCTAATACTTTAATATCTTGCCTACTCCACCATTCAACTGTACTCGCAGAGATGTTCAACCCATGCTTTTTACAGTCTGATGCATCGACGGTGCAATAGAATGTGTCTACAATGCCTAGGTCAGCAGTAAACTTCACAGCACCAATTGAACAAATTGCTGCGTTCGATTCAGTACTCATTGTTTCCAAATCTAACATCACTTGGTGCTGTGCCATATTATCGTTTCATAAGGTGCATAAACTCAGCACGCAGAGATGCACTTGTTTTAAAATCTCCCCCCAACTTTGATGTGACTGTTGTGGAATGTGGGTCTTGAACACCGCGCGCCTTGACACAGAAATGTTCTGCATCAATGACAACTGCAACATTTTCAGTTTCAAGAATGAACGAGAGTGCATGATAAATTTGTTCTGCCAACCGTTCCTGTACTTGTGGGCGGCGTGAGAAATATTCCACAACACGATTCAACTTTGAAAGACCCAACACTTTGTTTTTGGGAATATATGCGACATGCGCCACACCACTAATTGTAACGAAGTGATGCTCACAGCATGATGTCACTGAGATGTCACGCTCCAACACCATTTCATCATACCCCATTTTGTTTTCAATGGCAGTACATTTCGGAAACATGGCGGGATCCAATCCCCAGAACAATTCATTCACAAACATTTTAGCAACACGCGCAGGACTATCCATGAGACTATCATCAGTCAAATCCATGCCAAGTGTTGTCATGATCTCAGTGAAGTGCTTTTCAATCTTCTTCACCTTCTTGTCTGCAAACTCACCTGTGTCAATGAAAGGCGTTTCAACGCCCAATTCTAAAAGATGTTTATGCACTTTCGCGCCTAGTTCCGGGTCACACTTTCCCATTGCGGTACGAATTGCTGCTGCGTTATATCGTTGCTGTGTTTTCATTTCATCTCCCAATAATGTTTCCAAAGACATAACAATGATTTCGTGTGGCAACTTTATAGCCACGGTTCATTGCTTCAATACATAATTCACCAATACCTGCATCTTCCTGGACATCCTTCGTGGCACCCACAGGCATCACCCAGACAGCAGGCATGTTGTACTTACATAGAAATCTAATCGCATTCACATGTTTGTCAAGTTCATTCCAGTTTTCTGTTGTACCATTACACACAAATTTTAAAATGGATGTGCTATTGGTTAACGTATACTCATGAATGTTTTCTGCGTTCACTACATGGTTTTCACCAGATACCGTGAACAATTTCGGACTCATTGCCCAATGCCAACGTGTTTTTCCTGTTGAAAGGAATGGGAATTCTGAGCTAATGAAATTTCGTAGTTCATCAGAAATGGTTTGTGTGGCATTGGTTTCCACTGTGACAATTGCAGGCGCATTATTTCTTCGATGCAATTCACGAAGAATTTCCATCATCGCCTTTTGCTGCAGCATGGGTTCACCACCAGTGAAGCACAACATGATGGGTTGATTGGTTTTCGGATGAATGAATAATCCTTCTGGATTATGTTCACTTGTATTCGCGGCAATCAACCGATCAGCAATTTCTGCAGGGTTGGCGTCATGTGCCAGATGTTTGAAACGCTGTGACCAGGAATATGATGAGTCACACCCAAACTTCCATACAGGAAGATCATTGACACTTTTTACTGAATCCACATCAAACGTTTGAAATGGCAATTCATATGTGGATGGATCAGTTGGATTTTTTTGTCCGAAACCGTTACAATTTAAATTGCAACCAAAGAATCGGAGCCAAACAGAAGGTGTGCCTGCCAATTCAGCTTCACCTTGGAATGAATAGAAAATTTCAGAATATCGAATACGCATTAATCACCTCACATTAATCATTTATATAAGCATTTATATAAGTATACACTACCTAATGGTAAATGTCAAGTACTATTCAAAATCTAAAACACCAACATCAATATCAACCACGAGTGGTATATCTATATGGTCAGCTTCATTGATACCCATATCATGGTCTAATTTCTGGAGATATTTTGGTTTCCGGGTGGGAAGTTTCGCATCCTGCTTATTATCATTTAATTCTTTATGGGCAGTTTCAGCCTGTGACTTTAAATATTTCACAAAGCTGTTATCATAACTTCCCTCATCATGAGCTTGACGGATAATGGAATCGATGTCTAATGATTCAATATATTTGTATTTGGTTTGCAGATGCCGCTTCTCTTTTTGAATACGGCGAATAAATGCATAATAGGTAATTTGTGTAAAGTATGCAAATGGATTCGATGACTTATTGGGGTCAAAATTATCCATGTAAATTAAACAATTTTCTATCGCATCGAGAATCATATCTTCTCGGAAACTGTAATTGATGAAATTACTTTTATATGCCAAGTGATTGGCAATTTTAATAAAGCAATCACCGATGTAATCGGTAACTTGGGGGCGCTCCGCCGCGGTTAATTTTGCTTCTTCTACTAATACTTTGTAATTAATAAGGGCTTGAAAAAATGCCTTATTATCAATGTAGTGTTTACTTTCGTTCTTCGCTTTCATTATTGTCATCCTCATAAACAGGGTCATAATCAACATCAACTATATTCAATTCACCGTTTGACATTTCTCGGAATAAGTCATCAACAGCTTCGGACCGTAATATTGCATCTCTCGTATGTGATGCTTGAGTAAGATAATCAACATACTGGCGTTTGACTTCACTTTTTATATTCCCTATTGTCATAACAACATCAACACTTACTGTAAATTCTTCACTGTCACTCAACCCAATCCATGGGCGCATTAGAAACGATTCTCCCACGATGTGGCGCCCCTTGCGTGTTTCCTTGTGGGGGATAACTTGAACGGGTTCATTAATTAAAAGATATGATGTGGATGATATTGATTTAACATCGGCATCCATCGTACACAGAATTGTTTCACCAGTTTTTAATTTAACAATTTTGTAATACCCTTCATCTGCTTTAGACATTTATTGGGACCGTAATGAGTTTATAATTAAATCCTTCCTCATTGTATATCTTCACTCTTTCAATTAAATGTAACAATGTAAAGTTCTTATGGGACTTCCACGAAAGATTATCACCAATATCATACAACTTACAAACTGCTTTTTGTTCTCCGAGCCGTAACCCGCGACCAATACTTTGTAGATTTCTGATTCGTGATTTTGTAGGTGATGCAAATACTACATTATGGAGGTTTCTAATATTTATGCCTGTAGAGAAGGTGCCGTACGACGCAACAATGATGGCATCTTCTTGGGTCTCGGTAATCGCACGGATATTTTCTCTATCTTGAGCTTCCACCCCGCCATGCACAAAAAACACCTTTCTTCCTGCCGCAGCTTTTTCTTGTAATAATTCATACAACACCTTTCCATGCTTCTCAACATATTGAAATAACAACAATGTATTTCCTTTTTGGTCAAGCACGAGATTCTTGATGAAGGTGTTTCGTTTGGGGTGTGTCACTATCCAATCAAGTTCTTGTTGATATGTGAACTTCTTCGTAAGGTCTTTTTCTTCATTACTATAATCCAACTGAATACATCGAATCTTTAAGTTTGCCAATTGCTGGGCATCCATCAACTTCTTTGTTGTTGTGACTGCATGCACCGATCCAAACAATCCTTCAAGCACCAACTTATGTGTCTTTGTGCCATCAAGTGTTCCTGTTGTCCCAATTTTAAACGGAGCCTTTGTACACTTATGTAGGATAGATGTCAACGATTTCGCCTTGAATAAATGGCACTCATCTCCATAGATGACATCGAAGTTTTCAAAAAAGCTTTTCGGCATTTTGTAAATGCTTTGCCACGTGGATATTGTTATGGGGTAATCGGTAATTTTTTCTTTCCCTGCATAGACGCGAGTGCAATACTCCGAGACTTTCCAATCTGAATTTGTTGCATAGTCGGCAAAGTCACCATACAACTGTTCCACCAATGATGTGGTGGGAACAATGATGAGTTGGCGGCGAGCATATTGTAAGTGCCATCGAATCATCGTGTAAATGATTAAACTTTTACCACTCGCAGTTGGAGAAAGTAAAAGTGATCTATTATTGCGAATGGTCTCACGAACTGCATCCATCTGATACTCGCGGATTTCAATTGGCTTACCATTCGAATGATAGTTCAATGTTTCAATAAAACTATCAATCTGTGAAATATCAACAGGATTCGCCGGAATATTGTTAATGAACGGGTATTCGTTTATACGGCAAAATTCTTGTACATATTTCAGTAACCCGACATATAACTCTTTAGTGAACACGCTAAGGAGACGGATTTTCCCATCCCAGAGCTTTGCCCTGTACTGTGGGGTAAATTGTGCTCCAGGAACAGCAAATGTGAAGAAATCATTCATTTCCAATAAAATAGATGGGTCTGCATCAATCCGAAGATACACCTCATCTTTTTTGGTAATTGTTACTGTCACATTCCCCCGTTGGTAAACTTCGCCCAATCAATACTGGATTTGATATCCCAGGTTCTACTATTGATACTTTTGATGATTTGTTCCAATTGATAAATCACGGTTTTTAGATATTCAGTTTTGTCTACCATGATAATCATATCTTCATCGGTCTGTATGAAGTCATCCATTTCATTTCTGAGAGGGCGATTATTAAGATATTGTTCCCACCCCTGTTCTGTTAATTCTTCGCGGGTCATCTCACCACGATAATACCTATTCTTCAGCTTACGTAAACGAAGATAATCGGTGTCAGCCTTCCGAAACTGAAGGCGAACCGTGGTAAGTAATTTCAGGTATTTGGCATGTAATTCAGGAACACGAGCAGCAGCTCTTCCTAAATTTGTTTGGTCAATCTTGCAATCTTCAATCCACATATCTTGCAAATCATTCAGTTTCATAATCACCTCTATAACGGTTACATTATATAAGATACACTAGTTGGAATGGGTTGTCAAGTGTTATAATAAACTTTCCACTGTGAATGAAGTATACTTGAATACCGCGGACGCGGTGAAGTATTGTGTTTGCCCATTTGAAATATCAAAATCCACACCTGATAAAGATATTGGAAAACAATCTTTAAAATTCATTTGAGCCACAGCAATGTTATTTGAACTCATGACCATTAATGAAGCATCACTGTAATCAGTGAGGTCGGATTTTCTTGTTGCAACCCCTCCATTGGGACCAACATCAGTGTTGATGGTGGAATCACGATATGCTTGTTCCGAGGTTCTTTGTTGGAATTGATAGGTATTCTCTGGAGATCCTAACCCACTGAGCCAATTATATAGCTCACTGTAATTTTGCATATCTTCTTGAATTAAAAATTGGATGTTTAATTCACCAAATTGAAGTTTCTCACCAGGACGGGGAATATCAACCAAGGGGGTGTACTGTGTGATAAACCCTAAATTTATTGTAGGGATGTTCGCTGCTTGGCAAAAATATGTAACCTGGGGTAATCCCTGAATAAGGAAGCGGAAACCACTTGGGCGCAAATAATTCATTTGCTCCGGTTGGCGATTCACCCATTGTATTTCAGGTATATCTGTTTTTGCGGTTGTAATAGACATAATGATTGGTAAAAGATGTTACACAAACCTACTTGACCAGCACTTGACAACGTGGTATAATTACTATGTTGGGTTACAGTGAATAATAACTAAGACTCATTGAATACTGCTTAAAGTATTTATACACTGTGCAAGACCGAATAGAATAAAACTGCTGCTAATGCTAGCGGAAAAGGAAAGAGAGAGCCCCGTGAAGGACTCTCCCTTTTCTTTTTTTATTTCCACCCTACCATCTTAGAGAAGGTTTGTGACCTTCATTCTACGGAAGTAATGGTTTGTGTTAGCTGTGAATGTGCTGCCGTCTGCCGTACCGTTGCTTGTACCATCTGTTGTTACGAATGGGTTTGAGACCATGCCATAACGTGTCTTGAAGCCAATCTTCGGCTGGAACGTTGTTGGGTCAATGGCGCGAACCATCTGCAACGGAACATATGGGCAGTAGAAGATACCTGCGTCGTATGCACTTGAACCCTTGTATCCAACGA